CATTGCAGTCATATCGACCGCGAGGTTACGGTTAGCGTTAACGCCACTCGTGGCAAGAAGGCTCCGCAGCGCGTGCAACCTTACTACCATCAGGCTGACCAGCAAGCTCCTGTTGAGGTGGTTTACTGGCCTGATGATGCGTTTGCCGCCAAGCTCGAAGGTGCGCAGCCCAAGATCGAATCAGGCGAGATGACCACTGAGCAGGTGATTGCCTTCCTTGAGAAGAAGGCGCCAATCACTGCCGGCCAGCGTGCGCGGATTGAGGCGATCAAGCCTTTGAAGCCTGAGCCTGTCGCGCAGGAAGATGACCTTGAGCCACCACCACGCGATGACGAAGATTTCTTCGCGGAAGGCTGATAATTGCTATTGACTCACTATAGTTGAGCGTCTATAGTGAGTTCACACCAACAGAGGGTTTGATCATGCAAGACGGCAAAGGCGCACTCTACTTCGTAAAACCACAGGCAACCAAGATGACGCGCCAAGACATGCGCGACACCAGCCCGTCTGGTACTGTCGACATGAGCGCATGGATGGGCCGCAGATGGGTAGTCATCGTGATGAAGGCCATGCTGACCATCTGCATTGTAGGTCTGACGGTAAATGCCCTGATCTAACAACAAAGCCCCTCACAGGGCTTTTTTAATGCTTCTTTTCCGTAGCTCCTGCCTGCATAGATGCAATAACCCGTACTGCTCTGCTAGACCTCTTTCGAGGGCGAAATAATTGCGCGTAGCAGTGGCGTCAAGTTCTGCGGTTCCGCTTCCAGTTCTGCCGGCATTGGCTCCGGTTGCGGGCACTGCTGGACAGTTGGCCTTGATGTACAGCCGCTCAGGGCCAGCAGCAATCCGGCGCTCAAGGTCATCAATTTCAGCTATTGCATTGGCTTGCTGCTCCAGATATTGGGCGCGGTACTTTTCGGTCTCGGCGCGTGATTGCTCGTACTGCTTTGCGACTGCTTCGACGTTGGTGGAAATCGCTAGCGAATTGGCCTCGCTTACCTTGGCGTCTGACTCGCTCCAGCGTAGAGACTGTAATCCCCATGCAGCCAGGAATCCAGCGACGAAGCAGGCGGCGGCAGCCTTCAACCCTGCACCGCTCGAATGGCGTTGGCGTATGCGGCAGGCCAGGTTTCTGGGTGCGGTTTGCCAGGCCTCCATGTGCGCAGATACATCGCCCAGCCTTGCTGCTCATTGATCGGCACTGGCGCCGAATCGGTGTACATCAGCAGGCGAGCAAAGGCAGCGCCAAGAACGTCATCTACTTTCATGCTCTCCCACACAGCCATGCGCTCAGGCTCAACTCCGCAGAAGGTGCATACGGCAGCCGCATAGCGCGCTGTAGCTCGATGGGTTAGTACGCCATTGATACCGGCCAGCCTACCATTCTCAAACTGCCAGTAGCTGACAGCGGGACCATCCGGCACGAGCTCTCCATCCTTGAGGATGATCTGGCGGCGCGACTTGTACTTAGATTCCTGAAAGCCGATTGCCGCGTGCTGGACTCGGGCTTGCAGGGTATCCATGGATGCAGGAAGCAGGGAGAAGGCTTTGTCGACAGCGACTTTCGGATAAGTCAATTGGCTCGCTCAGGTCGGCAGACGTTGGTCAGCTCTGCAATCTGTTTGTCACGCTTGCTGAGCTGTCGCATATAGCGATTATGCAGGCTGGCGCGCTCTTTGGATGATGCTTCAGCAAGCTCGGCAAAGGCCTGCTGGTGATTCGCGGAGATCACCGCAAAAGTCTCTTGATACTTTAGCGACGCCATCGAGTAACCAAACCCAACGGCAAGCGCGATGGATAGCGCGCCATAGCAAAGGAACCGATTGCGCTCCTTTGCGATTCTGGATGGATCGCGTCTATGCGATTGTTCTGACATTTGACCCTCCGGTAAACCGTCTCAGCTCAGCCCGTAATTCATCGTTTTCTTCACGCAGATTTTTGATCTGCTCGATCATCACTGCATTCTGAGCTTTCATTTCGGACTGATCAAGAATGATTTGGTTCAGCTTGGCGCGGTAGTCTTCAATCGCAAACTCTGCCTTTTCGGCCCTGGACTGCCACCTGTTGCGGTCGTCTGTCAGGATAGTTATTTGCGTGACATCGTTCTTCTGTGACTGCATCCACTTGTTCAGCGCTGCCATACAGGCAAAGAACACGCCAACAGCGGTTGCGATAGTTGTTGGCAGCCCAGTAAGGCTAGCAGGGTCTTCCATTGCGTATCCTCTTCCATCTACCGGCATGGATAATCGATAAGGCATAATGCCATCAATAGTAAAAATCTATCAATGGCATTGCGTCGATTTACCATTCGATTAGGAGGAAGCCAGGCATGCCTTCCCCACCCTGAGTGCCAGATGTGCCGCTGCCGTAGGCTGCACCGCCACCGCCACCGCCAGCTCCGAAGCCAAACCCGGGAGTTGGGTTTGCGGAACCGGACGAGCCTCTAGCCCTGCCTCCACCACCAGCGGTTCCGAATGCTCCGGATCCTCCGCAGCCGCCATCTCCACCCTTGCCGCCAATGATTCCGTCACTCCCCCACTGACCGCCAGGCGATCCGCCCGCACCACCGGACCCATCGCCAACCCTACCAAGTCCACCGCCAGCCCCGCCGTTTAGCGTAAGAAGCACCCCGAAACTTGTGGCGCCGCCAGACCCTCCATTGCCGCCGTTTCCGTTTGTTCCGCCAGCAGTTCCGCCTGCACCGCCAGAGCCGATAACCACCGAGATGCTTGCGCCACTGGTTACGCTGATAGCCTCCTTTACGGCCGATCTGCCTGCGCCGCCGCCACCACCACCACCAGATGCCGTGGTGCTTGTCGGCCTGCCTGCGCCGCCGCCACCGCCGCCACCGCCACCGCATCCCGATACATAGACCGTGTTCACGCCAGCAGGAACAACAAATGTTCCGCTAGCTGTGAATCTAGCAACGCCTCCAGATGCCGGATCTACCCAGCCAGACCCTGATGTGCCAGGCTCGGCAGTGTTGTTGGCTACGGTGTTCTTCCACACCTTGTCAGCATGGCGAACATAGGACTCTGCTGGATAAGGTGCCATGCCGGCAGACCAGATCGCATAGCCATAAAGCTGGATCTCGCCAACTGATGCAGTCACATCGTTCATCAGGGCATTGAACTTGTCACGCTCGATGGTCTTGGCAAGCGGGTCGCTGCCGTCAGTTGGGCGCTGATAGTCAGGGCCGTAACCCTGAATGATGCTTACGGAGCCATCAGGCTGAATTTCCGTTGGGATCTGAGTCTGGTCACCAGATACCGCAAACGGAGTCTTGAAGTTGCGTCTTGGCATCTTGATTAAGCTCCGAAGTTGCCGTTATTGAAGTTGAGGTTGTCAGGCCCGAAGCCGAAGGAGTCGCGAGAGAAGGAGATCCAGCTCACGTCGACCGCTGACGGCCTCGGCAGAAGCTCGTAGTTATCCAAAATATACTGGAGTTCACTTGATGGGGCGAACCCGAATACATAGGTCATGCTCATGTCGAGATTGTCGACAACGTAGGCGGGGCCATCGCTCTCGAAGAGGTACGCAAGAAATTCGTTAACCTCAGGAACTGTCGGCCGGCAAGTGATTTGGAAATATCGCATCCGTATCACAAGGCGCTGCTGCTCAAGGGATAGAGCTTGGGTTCCGGCAGATAGGACGCCAAAGTTGCCGTTGTTGAAATTGGTATGGTTAGATCCGAAACCAAAGCTTATCTTGCCTGGCTGGGGTGGCTGATCAACGCCAAGAGATATGTTGAGGATGCGACCCCACACTGCCAGTCCGAACTTGTTTGCCGTGTCGATATTGAATACATCTCGATACCACTCCGACCAGAAGTCAGAGTGCACGCGATTCACCCAGCCCTGCTTCTTCTGGATGATCGTTTTTAGCGCGCCGGCCTCTTCGTACTGCCAGAGAATGGCTTTGAGCAGGTCGACGTTATAATCAATATCCTGAATGGTGCTCATGACACCACCACAACCTGGGTTGATGAGATTCGGAATACTTGATTGATGTTGGCTGGCACGATGTCAGCACTCCATGTCATGCCATTGGTCGATGACTCGACCTTTCGAACGAATATGCGCGGCTCTACCTCGTTGATGGCGCCTGCAATCTCAAAGGGAGAGAGGTCTTCACCAATAACCAAGCCATCTTCTCCATCCAGCTCACCAGCTGCATACTGCGCAACAGCGTCTTGAACGATGGTTTGCGCATCCAGCGTGGTTGCCTTGATGGTCACCCTGACGATCCTGCTCAGTTCTTCCGGGCGATCAAATTTCACTGCATAGGGCTGGCCGCTAGACGGATCGATGAGACTAATCATCACATCGCCATTCCAGTTCGCCCCACCTGTTTTCGAGTTGA